AGGAAGACCGCGCACGCCTTTGGGGCAAACTCGCCGAGCTTTTCGAGAAATGACGCTCTCCCCCGAAGGCCGGAAGCTTCTCCTTGATTTCGAAGTCGGGGGCGGTGAACCATACTACCGCAAATTTCTCCGGTTTCCGACTTGGCCAGGCGAAGCCTCCGGCGTCACGATCGGTATCGGTTTCGACCTCGGATTCAACACCGCGCCGCAGTTCGCGGAAGCTTGGCAAAAAATTCTGGCCGACGACAACTTCGCAACCCTCTCCCGCAGCCTCGGAATCACCGGCGCAAAAGCCCGCCACCTACTGGCCAACGACGAGCAGCTCCGCGACGTTGAGATTCCGTGGGAAAAGGCCGTCGACGTTTTCGAGCGAATCACCGTCCCGCGATTCTACCTCACCGCACTCCGCATCTACCCGCAACTCCTCAACCTTCCGGACGCCGCACGCGATGCCCTGGTGTCTCTCGTTTTTAATCGCGGCCCCGCTCTCGCCGGAGACCGACGCGCCGAAATGGTCGGCATTCAAAACGCACTCCGCGACGGTCGAGTTTACGACATTCCCGCGTTGCTTCGCTCCATGAAACGCTTGTGGCCCAACACTTTAGGATTACAACGCCGCAGGGAAGCCGAAGCCGCACTCTTCGAGAAGGCGATTGCATAAACGCCGCATTCGCAACGGTTTCCGGAGCGCATCACAAACCGTTCTCCTTGTAGCATTTGTGTTGTCAGCGTAAGCCTAGCATTCCCAACGGTTTCCGCTTGTCACTCGCAAACGCTTAGGTTTCAGCGGTTTGCAGATTAACCGCTCGCCGAAACCTCACTTTCGACGAGCGGCCCCCAGACAACGCCGAAGCGCATCTCAAAAAATCTTCGCATTTCGCGATTTATTTTCAACCCTCACCGCAAGTAGCTACTGTCGTGCGGTTTACAGAGTGAAGAAAAAGAAAAAAAGATTTGCACTCTGAAGGGGAATCGTGTTGAATAAAAACCGTCGGGGGCGCGGTAGTCTCCGACGAAACCCCAAACCAAAGACAACAATGAACATCAATAAGTTAAACTTCATCATCGCCAAAGTTCTCGAAAACCCACAAGTTCGCCTCGTCCTCACCGAAGACGGGTTCGACTGGATGCCGTCCGACTTTTCGGGAACGACCCCGTTCTGGGTCGTGGCCGACCAAGAAGGACTTTACCACATGGCAGGGGACGGTGACCCGCTCACCGTCATCGACGGACTCGCCGAGTACATCACCGACAACATCCGCGAGTGGATTTGTGACGCCATCGACAACGAGCAGGACGCCCACGAGCCAGACGAGGAACGCATTGGGTTTCTCGGACTGCTCCTCGAAAAGTTCTAAGCCAACAACTTCACCAACCCCAAACCAACCTCACAAATGAACACAACCAAACTCACCGCTAAAACCGCCCGCGTCCCCGCACCCTACCGGATCGGGCGCAACGGAACAGGCTGGATGGAAGCCCCCAGGCCCTCAAAGGTGCCAGGTTATGTTTCCGTCCTCCTCACCGCGACCGGCAAGCGCGGACAAGACGTCTGGAGTGAGCGAAGGGATGTTACCCTCGCGCAAGCCGACGCCCTCATCTAAACCTTCATTTGCGCCGGCGGAATAGAACCGGAGGAGAACTCCGGCGGGGGCGATGGCTCCTTCATTGAACACCCCCGGCGCACCCCCTCAACATGACCGACCGACAACTAGCCCCGCTCCTTTTCACGTTCGCCGCCTTCGACGCGGTGGCGATTTCTCAAACCGACGTTGCCGTATTCCAAATCGCGCTGGGAATCCTCCTCTTGGTTTCCTATGCGGTCGGATTTCTGGCCGCGTTCGGCGAACCCGACGACCAATGAACGCTGACCTCCAACAACTCCTCGACAAGCATCAACACCAAATCGACGCCGCGTTCCGCACCGGCGACAAAATAACCCTCTCTAATGCCTACCTCGCCGTCACCATCGACCCTCCCGCGCATTGTCGCCGATGCGGAAACCCACGCCCCCGTGTGCAGGGACGGCGGCTGTGTTTCCGGTGCGGTAAAGGCGAGTTTGCGTCCCGTCGTCGCGGTTGACCCCGGAGTCAACGGGGGAATCGCCTGGTGGGACGTTGACCAAGGGGCGCAAGCCATCCGAATGCCCGAAACCGACGGGGACATTCTCGCCACCTTCCGCGGACTCCGCCGAGCGGGGGCGCAAAGGATCGCGATGGAGTTACCCGCAAAATGCATCATGGGCGCCGGACGAATGGCCCTCCTCACGCTCCACCGCAACGTCGGATTCTTGCAGGGCGTCGCAATGGCCGAGGGATTCGAACTCCACCTGTTCCAGCCACAGAAGTGGATGGCCAAGCTTAGTCTCAAAAAACGACCAGGCGAAGAGCAACGCCATTGGAAAAACCGATTGAAGGAGGAAGCCCAGAGGCGGTTTCCCGCTCTCAAAGTGACGCTCGCCAACGCCGACGCCCTTCTCATTCTCGCATCATCTCAGCAGTAAACCTAGACAAACAACAAACATGGAAAACCAAAAACTCAGCCTTTTCCAAGGCATCACCAACCCAATCGAAGCCGCAACCCAGTTAGGAGAAGCTTTCGCCTCATCCGGCCTGTTCGGATGCAGCAAACCCCAGCAGGGAACCGTCCTTGCCATGCAATGTTTGGCGACAGGGATGAGCCCCTTCGAACTCACCCAGACCTATCACATCATCGATGGCAAACTCTCGATGAAGGCCGACGCCATGCTTGGCCGCTTTCTATCAGCAGGGGGAAAAGTGATCTGGGGCACTCGTACGGCAGAAAAGGTGACGGGCCGCTTCATCTATCGCGACAACGACCTCGAAATGTCCCAGTCAATGCAGGAGCTAATCGCCTCCGGCGTCGCACTCGCCAAAGGTGACCAACTCAAAGACAACTACCGGAGATACCCGCGCCAAATGTTGACTGCGCGACTCATCTCGGAGGCAGTTCGCCTACTCGCGCCGGAAATCGTCTCCGGCGTGTATACACCGGAGGAGATCGGGGACTTCGCCAACGAATCAACGCCTCCACCCCCACGCCGAGAACCGGAGCCGGAGCCAAAGCCGGAGCCGAAAAAGCCCGCAGCCAAGGCCAAAACCCCGCCGACCATCGACGCCGCAGCCGAGGTGATCGCCGGAGAAGCGCAGTCGGTGGCCGTCGACCCCGAAGACGAGTGGAAGACCATCCTCGGAGAGCACTATTCCAAAGCCCTCAACTTCTTCCATGCAACCGGAGTCCTAAAGGATGCCCAAAAACTCCAACACCTCCCAGACACCTACAAGACCGCAACACGCACCCGCACCGCCGACCTCATCGCTAGACTCTCCAAATAACCAAACACCATGTTCAAACCAGACCGCAACGCCGCCGCCCCAGGCGGATACCTCAAACAGGCCGGAATCTTCGCCGGAACCATCTCATTCCCCGACGAAATCGAATGCACCTCGAAAGGGGAGACAAAAATCCGGCTCAGAATCGAGACCGACGCCGGAACCGCCACGGACGACTACATCAACTCGGAAAAAATGTGGTGGAAACTCAACGTCCTCTTGGCAAGCGTCGACCCGACCGGAACCGTCATTCCGGTCAACGACGGAGCCGACCTCGACTTCAGCAAAGAGCAAAACTTCATCACGTTTGTGCGCCATTTCGACGGGAAATCGCTGAGTTTCGCCCACTACGAAGAAACCTACACCAAACGCGACGGGACGCAGGGGACTTCGTGGCGGGTTCGCCCTCTCGACCCACGGAAAAAGCCGAGCGAACAACTCACAAAAGCCGTCCTTGCACTCGTCAACGCAGCCGCGCTGACAACCCCAGAAGAACCAGACGAAATCCCATTTTGATATGCTCACCGATTCAGACCGAGCCGAAATCTTAGCCATGATCCGCGACGAAATCATCGACGCAGCCCCCCCGAAAGGCGGGGGCGCACTAGATGATCGCAGCCCCGCAGCCCTCACCTTCGAAATCCGTTTTCTAAGACGCGAACTTGAAGCCCTCACCAAACAACTCCACAGCATCCAGACATCCGCAGAATGAACCCAGACCCGACACTAAACGAAGCGCAAGAGATTCTCCGCCAATGGGCCGACGCCCGCGGAATCCTCGCGCACTCCACCCCGCAAGCCCAGGCTCTCAAACTTGTCTCCGAAGTCGGAGAACTGGCCGACGACCTCGTCAAAGGGAACGACCCAACCGACGCTCTCGGCGACGTCTTCGTTTGCCTCACCCTAACGGCGGAACTCCTAAGCATTCAACTCAACGACGCCGTCCTCACCGCATGGCATCAGATCAGAGACCGACGGGGGCGCATGGTCGCCGGCGGAGCATTCGTGAAGGAGGAAGCCAAATGAGAGAGACCCTCCCTGCCTACCTTCGCCGGATGTTCGAAGGACTCAACCTCGCCAACGAACTCCGCGATTGGAACTATTTCGCCGCATTGCAGGAGATGTCGTTCTCCGCATTCGCAAACGCGGTCGAACAACGAATCGGGACGTTCGCCGAACACCCGCGCCAACTGGCCATCCAACTGTTCGCTCGCCGAGCCGTTGAACTGACCGGACGAGCAATCCAGCACGGGCACCAAAACCCAACCGAGTTTCTCGCGATGATCGCCGAGCTTGAAGACGCCATCACCAACGCGCCTCGACTCGACCCCGACAAAATCGAAATCCTCGAAACTAACGAAACCGACCGCCGCCAATGGATCACGCCAGGATGCTGGCTCCCATCCGGACACAGTCTCGCAATCCTGCCTCACAAATGAGCACCAAGGGCCGGACGTGGCTGGACAGACTTATCGGGTTCTGAGTTATGCGAGTACTTGTTGCCTGCGAATACAGTGGCACTGTGCGCCGAGCTTTTCGTGAGCTTGGGCATGATGCTTGGAGTTGCGACTTGCTTCCTGCGGATGACGCTAGCGAGCACCACTTCACGGGGGATGTTCTCCCCCTGCTTAATCAGGGATGGGACTTGATGATTGCTCACCCGCCATGCACCTATCTCTGCAACAGCGGAGTCCATTGGCTAGGCCGCCAGGAAGGTCGAGAAGCGAAGATGCGCGAAGGTGCTCTGTTCTTCAAGGCTCTTTGGGAAGCTGACATCCCCAAGGTGTGCGTCGAGAACCCGATCATGCATCGGTACGCCAAGGAGATTATTGGAGCCGACTACACGCAAACCGTGCAGCCCTGGCAGTTCGGTGAGGATGCGAGCAAAGCCACTTGCTTGTGGCTGCGGAACCTTCCGAAGCTAGAGCCAACGGACATTATCAAGAAGGAGCGGTATGCAAACCAGACTCCGAGCGGACAGAACAAGCTGGGGCCGTCTCCCGACAGGTGGAAGATTCGCTCCAAAACATACGACGGAATTGCCAGAGCAATGGCACAACAATGGGGTAAATGATATGGCGAAGAAACTCACAGCAAAGCAGCTTGCGGACATTGCGTGGAACATCTGGGAGAGCACGCAGTTTTACTTGCAAGAGCACGAGATCGCGACTCGACCCCGACAAAATCGAAATCCTCGAAACTAACGAAACCGACCGCCGCCAATGGATCACGCCAGGATGCTGGCTCCCATCCGGACACAGTCTCGCAATCCTGCCTCACAAATGAGCACCAAAGACCCACTCGAAATCCTCGAACCTTTGGCGCAACTCGCCGCCAAACAAATCGACGCCGAGAGCCTGGTGATCCTCGCCCGAAAGCAGGGGGAAACCTTGGTTGTCGCCGAGGGGGACAACTGGCAATCACTCATTCTCCGAGTGGGGGCCGCGCTTCTCAACCAAACCGCCGAAAAAGATGCCTAAAATTTACCTCAAGAGCTTCCTCCAATGGATTCCCGCCGCCGACGAGCTTCCGAAAAGGGACGTCCCCGTCATCGTCGCCGTCACCGCCGGCAAACAACGGTTCACCGCCGTCTCTCACCGCATGAGTAGGGGGTGGAGTGGACTCACCGGCTCCGCATCCGTGACACAATGGGCGCACCTTCCAACCCCGCCCCTCGATCCCAATGAAACCTAAGACCATCGCACGCGTTATCGGCTTCGTGTTTTTCGCCCTCATCGCCGCACTCACCGTAGCCACAAACAGAGACAAATGACCGACGACCAAATCAACGCCGCCATCTCGCAGCTATACGGGTGGTCCGCAAATTACTGCAACGACCTCAACGCCATGCACGAGGCAGAGGACGAACTCAGTGGAAACCAATACATGGTTTACGCTAACATCTTGGGTGCCGTAGAGGGGTCTTTATTTGGCATTCGCGCCACCGCACGCCAACGAGCAGAAGCGTTTCTTCGCGCGATGGGCAAGTGGCCAACTGACGGTGACCATTTGCATAACACCACGAAAATGGTCGGGGAGGTGACCAAATGAGCAACCTTCAATCCATCGCGCCCAGCATCCTCGCCGGAATGCTCGACCAAATCGCAATCGACGTTCAACCAATCTTCCGCCCCTACCTCATCGAAGCCGCCCGCCGATTGCAACAGATGCCAGTCTACGGTGGAGCCGTCGCAATCGCCGACGACCTCCGCCGCAACGCTTCAGCCGAAGAACTAGTCGCCCTCCTCACGGCGCAAAACCACCAACTCCAAACAGCACTCCAGACACTCATCGATGCTAACACCCCTTGACCGCGCCCGCGCCTACGCCGCCAAAGTCCCCGGAGCAGTCTCCGGACAAAACGGACACTCCTCAACCTATGACCTAGCCCGCGTACTCGTGCACGATTTCGCACTCGCCGAGCACGACGCCCTCCAAATCCTGTCCGAGTGGAACGCCACCTGTTCGCCGCCTTGGTCGCCTCGCGAACTGGAGCACAAGATCAACCAAGCCGCGACCAAGCCGCACAACACGCCGCGAGGCGCAAAGCTGGACATCCAACGCGCCACGGTCTCCGCGACTGGCCGATTTATCGTTTCCCGTACCGCCGCCCCGCCGACCGAGCAGCAAACGGGGGGCGCAAACCGAGCCGATGCCGTCGCACTTCTCAAAGCGGCGTTCGATCCCGAAGAAACAGTCTGCATTTGTACACAAGCCGCGGAATCCGAGGACGGGAAACACCGACCAGGCTCTCACGGGACTTTTCGAACAGCCGCATGGTTCATCGACCAAATCGAGAGCGGAGACAATCCCTTCACCTCGCCCTCCGCCGGTGGCCGCTGGATCCGAATTAACCCCTACAAACAAGGGGCGACCACGGGAGCAGACCAAAATGTCGCCGCGTATCGCCACGTCTTAATCGAGTTCGACGACCTTCCAGAAGCCGACCAACTCCACATTCTCCGCGCCTCAAACCTCCCGCTCACCGCAATCATCTCCTCCGGTGGCCGCTCCTACCACGGATGGGTGAGAGTCGACGCCCCCGACCGTCACACATGGGAAGCCCGACGCGACGCGATCTACCAATACCTCGAAGACGCTCACCCCTGCCCTGCAAACAAAAACCCCGGACGGTTTTCTCGACTGCCTGGTTGCGAGAGGGGCGCAGCCGTCCAACGCCTCATCGCCGGACGCACCGGCCCCGAATCTTGGGAGGAGTTCGAAGAATGGCTGCGCCGCCGCGACCTCCCGCAACTCTACCGGCTCGACGACGTCCAAAAGGTCGACATCTTCCCAGACCCGACTTGCATTTTGGGAGCGCGTTGGCTTTGCAAAGGTGGTTCGTTGACCATCGTTTCATCTTCCGGAGTCGGCAAATCCTCGTTCGTCCTCCAACTCGCCGTCGCCCTCACAACCGCCGTGCCATTTTTCGGAATCGCTCACCCCGACGAAAAACCACTCCGCGTCGGACTCATTCAAGCAGAGAACGACTGGGGAGACATTCGCGAAGCCTTAGAAGGGACGCTGATCTGGCTATGCTCCACCGGACGCGGGACGCGGGACATGGTTCCCAGAATGCAAGAGAACCTCCACTTCTTCCGTGAAAACACAAAGACCGGCGCCGCGTTCCTCGCCCTACTCCGGCAACTCATCAAAGAGCACCGCCTCGACGTCATCATCCTTGACCCGCTGATGGCCTTCTTTGGCGACGACGTCGCAGACCAAAAAGCCATGTCGTTATTTCTCCGAAACACGCTCCAACCGATTCTTGAGGAAACAGGGGCGGTCGTCGTCATTGTTCACCACACCGCCAAACCCAAACACGAACCCAACCGCAACGCCTCCGAAATCGCCTATCTCGGAGCCGGTTCTTCCGAGTTAACCAACTGGTCTCGCGAGGTGGCCGTCCTGCAACGAGAGGGAGAGCGCAAAGACAAACGAGACCCCGCCTTCCGATTCACTCTTTGCAAACGGGGAAACCGCGCCGGACTCCTCGACGACCAAGGGGAGAGAGCAACCGCAATCCGCATCGATCACGCCAAAGAAGGGATTTTTTGGCGGTACGCAACGCCGCTTCCACCGGACGAAAAGCCCGACAAAAAAGCCGAAGAAACCACGGGGACTTTCACCCCGTCGCGCACATACAGAAGCCGCGTGCCTAAACGTCACCGCGACGACGCCGCAGAATAACATACCTAATAAACAAACCCACCCTTACCTCTTATGCCTCCCACCTCCCACCGCCCCACCCCACACTCATTTTCCCCCTCCTCCCCGTTAGGGGGGAGGGAGGGGAAAATGATGTGGGGATGGGGCGTGGGGAGGGGGGCAAGGCGGGAAAAAGGAGAAGAAAAGAGCAATCCGCACCCGTCACCCTCGACGTACGATTCGACGCGAGGACGACCCCGCCCCGTTCGCCCTGCGCCCATGTTCGTTTTGGGTCGCGATTGCGGTTTCCGGAATGGCTCGACGCCTTCGGTTTTTCGCGCCCCCACCCCCCCCTACCAAGGAATCTTTTTCAATGTCGCAAAATAGTTTGCGGGGACGCACCCAACGAAGCGGCTGTGTGAATAAAATAAACCACGTTGACAAATGAAACCCGAACCTCAAACACCGCCGCAACCGGCCCCCATCGCCTCAAGAGTGGCCGCGCAGAACGTGCGAATTCTTTTGGAGCGTCAGAAATCGGGGAAGCCCCTTTCGCGCTCAGAAATCGCGCAGGTTGAGAAATACTTCGAAGAGCAAAACGGCGGGAAACCCAAAGAAGAGTTCGCCAAATCGCTCCAAGACCTCGCCGGAATCTTCCACACCAACCGCGAAACCATACGGCTATGGTTGAAAGCCGGAGCACCTCGCCCAACCGCCTCCGGTTTCTACCCCATCAATGCCTGGCGCGACTGGATCCGCGAAAATGGCAAAGAGACCAACGAGGCGGAGACCCTCGACAAGGCCCGACTCACCTGTCGACAGATTCAGCTCAAAATCGAAAAGATGGAAATCGAGGTGGCGCAAGCGCGAGGCGAACTCATGCACGTTGACACCGTCCGTCAGAAGCTTTTCCAATCCTTCGACACCGTCCGCCGCCTCCAACTCCGGATGGGAACCTCCCTCGCCTCGCGCCTCGCCGGAATGGAACCAGCCGACATCGAGCGTGAAATCACCCAAGCCCTTGAAGAGAGTTACGACGCCATCCAACGATGGGCCGACCGAATGGCCCGCACCGAGGAACCCGACCAGGCATCAACTCCGACAAAACCCAAACGCACCCGCAAACCCAAAACACCGAAAGCATGAAACCAAAAATCAAGGAACGCGACCCCCGCCAACTAACCCCAAACCCGCGCAATGCCAAAAGACACGACGCCGACCAACTCGCCAAACTCAAAGCCTCGATTCTCCGGTACGGATTCACCGCTCCCGTTCTCATTGACGCCGCCGGCGTCATCATCGCCGGACACGGTCGCACCCGCGCCGCCATCGACGCCGGACTCGCAACGATCCCCACGATTCAACTCGACCTTACCGCGGACGACGCCCGCGCCTACGCACTCGCCGACAACAAACTCGCGGAACTCGGAGGAGGTTGGGACTTGGAGATTCTCCGCGCCGAACTGGCCGACCTCTCAGCCCTGCCGGAAATCGAAACCGGATTTACCGACGCCGAGATTCAGACTCTCCTCCACGGGCCGAGCCGCAAACTCACAAAGGACGAAATCGAAGCCGCAGCCGACGACGACCCACCGGAGGAAAAGCCGGACGACTTCGAACGCCAACTCGCAAAGGTAACCAACCCGACGCTTCCCCTTGTCGCCCAATACGGCGAAACCCAGCAAGCTTTCCTCATCGTTTGCGACAACTCAGTCGACGAGGCGTGGCTTCGTCATGTTCTCGGCCTAGAAGAGCCGCGCCAAAGCTACAAAGACCAGAATGTCCAATCCTCAAACGTCATAGCAGTCTCCGAACTCCGCGCCGCATGGAACTCCCGATAATCATTCCGAGCAGGGGGCGCCCCGCTTCCGTCCTTACCAAAATCACCGGAGCCAAACTTTTCGTTCCCGAATCCGAAGCGGACTCGTACCGACGCCACAACCCCGACACCGAAATCCTCACCCACCCGCCAACCCGCAACCTAGCGCACAAACGCCAAACCATCCTCGACCGATGGCCATCTGTCTTCATGGTCGACGACGACATCGCCTTTGTTTCGCGCCTGTACTCAACCGGCAACAATCGCCACAACCACCTAAGCCCCGACCAAATCGCCGATCTGATCCAAGCAACCGCCACAAGCGCACGCCGCTCCGGATGCTATCTTTTCGGGTTCAATGCATTCCCCAACCCCCGACACTACCACACCCACAAACCCATCCGGTTTAACGCTTACATCAACGCCTCCGCTTTCGGCATCCTCTCCGGTTCGTCCCTGTATTTCACCGAGCGCACCACCGCCGCCGAAAGCCATTGGCTCAACCTTCTCAACTGCTACTACCACCGGCGAAGCTTCCAAGACGCCCGCTTTTGTTTCGCTCAAGAACCGGGAAGCACTTTCTTTCGGCCAGGTGGACAGACTGCCAACCGGACGCAGGAAACCGAAAAAGCCGACACGCTCTTTTTGAAACGGACTTTCGGCGACGCCGTCCAAATCCGCAAAGGTTCACAGCACGCCGCAATCGCTCACCCCTACCAACGCACCATCAAATTCCCATTCTAAATGTTCCACGTCTATCACCTCGTCGACCCCAACGACCGCGCCGTTCGCTATGTTGGGAAAAGCAGCAAACCCAAAGCCCGCCTCGCGCAACACCTCGCCGACGCAGCCGCCGCCGACAACACCGAAAAAAAGCGGTGGATTCGTCGCCTCGTCGCCGCTGGACAGAAGCCCGTCCTCATCATCGCCGGAAGTTTCGCGACCGAACCATTGGCCCGCGCCTTCGAGTCCGAGGAATGCCACCGCCACCTTCACTCCATCACCAACATTCACGACCCCGCCAAAAAAGCCGCCGATCTCCACAAAGCAACCCGCGCCGCCAAATGAGCATTTTCTACGAGACCCTTGCCGAGATTTTCTCTGCCAAAAAGCAAACGACACCGTGGAAATGGGCCGAGCAGCATCTAACACTCGACAACACCACGACCCTGCCAGGACGGTTCAAAATCTCAAACGCCCCCTTCTGCGCCGAGCCGATGGAAGCATTTGCCGAAAACCGCATCGACGAACTGACCATTATGTGTTCAGCCCAATCCGCCAAAAGCCAAATGCTGATCACTTGCCTCTGTTGGGCAATCGCCGAAGACCCCGGCCCCGCGCTTTGGGTCATGGCCAATCAAGACGACGCCGAAGAGTTTCACCGTGTACGACTGAAGCCGCAAATCCTCTCCGCCGAACCAATCCGCCGCTTAATGATCCAGCACCGTTCCGCCGACAAAGCCTCCGGCATGGATTTTTCCACAATGCACCTCTCGATTCGTGGCGCACACTCACCCGCCAAACTCCAATCCCTTCCGGTTCGTTGGCTGATTCTCGACGAGGTACGCAACTACCCACCCCAAGCCCTCGACACCGTCCGAAAACGGGTTCGCGCCCAATGGAACCACCGCATCGTCCAAATCTCCACGCCCGACCTCGAAAACGACGAGATGCACCGGAGTTTCTTGCAAGGTGACCAGAGACATTTTTATTGGGGGTGCCTTCAATGCGGCGAGCACTTTTGCCCGACATGGGAAACCGTGAAATGGGACACCGATGAACGGACGACCCGCCCAAACGGTGATTTCATCTTCGACCGACTCGCCGAAACAATCCGCATCGAATGCCCACATTGCCATTTCGCCCACTTCGACAACGCTCACACCCGAAAACGCCTTTTGCAAAACTTCCGGTGGATACCGCACAACGAAACCGCGCCCGCCGCTCACCGCTCCTACCACTGGAATGCGTTTATTCCGATCTGGATTCAGTGGCGGAAAATCGTCGAAGAGTTTCTGGAAGCAAAAAAGGTTTTGAACCTAACCGGCTCAACCGGAAAACTCCGGATCTGGAAAGGAGAATCCCTTGGCCTTCCTTGGACTCCGGACTTGCAGGAGGAAAACACGTTGGTCGTCGAGGCCGGAGCCGCAGCCTACCCACTCCGCACCGTTGGCGACGGAATCCGCATCCTCACCGTCGACGTCCAACAAGATCACCTCTGGTTTCTCGTTCGCGAATGGCAACCGGACGGAGCATCTCGGCTTGTCGACTGGGGACGCGTCCACGGGTTCGCCGACCTCCCACCAATCCAAGCGCAATACGGAATCCCCAACGCCAATGTCCTGGTCGACTCCGGATTCGAAACCTCCGCCGTATACGCCGCCATCGCCCGTCACGAAGACCGCGAGGGGAATCGATGGAAACCAACAAAAGGGACGCCTAACACCGACGGATGGACGATCGACGGAGTCAAACGACCGTTTTTCTTCTCATACACCGAAATCGGGAAAGGCCACAAGCCCATCCGGCTCCTCCTGTTTTCTGTGGCACTTATGAAAGACCACCTCTGCGCCATGATTCGCGGTGGCCCGTATCAACCCCGCTGGGAATACTCGACCCAAGCGGGGAAGGATTACCTCTCACAGCTAACCGCAGAGCGTCGCCGTGAAAAAGTAGACAGCTATGGCCGGTCAACGTATTTTTGGGAACGGATACGCCGCAATAACCACGTTTTCGACCTTGAGGTTCTCCAACTTCTGGCCGCGACTGGCCACCGCGGAATCCGATTGAACGGAGAACTCGCGACCGATGGCAAACGAAATTGATTACCATGCGATCTTTCGAGCGATGAGCACGGCGGAACTCTCCGCCGCCATCGCTCGACTCAACCAAGAGTTCGCCGACCCGTACACCGCCATCTCCGCCGCCGGAACCTCCTCGCAACGCGACCGCGCTCAAATCGCGACCGAACTCTCCGCCGCTTGCCAAGTGCACGCCGAGCGCAACGCCTCCGGAACCCCTCGCACCCGCGCCCGCGCTTACTTCGCATGAACCTCCTATCCCGCCTCAAACGCACCGCCTTTTCGTGGATCGGAGCCACGCCGACCGCCGAGCGCAAGCTAACGCCCTCGCAAAACTCCAACCACCCAGAGACATCAACCAACCAACGCTCCCGCGTCCAGTTGATCTGGGAAGCACGCGACCTCCAACGGAACCATCCACTTGTCGCCGGAATCCTCAAGCGTCTCAGCCTGTACACCGTCGGAACCATCCGGTTTCAAGCCCGCACCTCCGACCCCGCTTTCAACGCCGCAGCCGAAGCCTATTTCCAAAAGTGGAGTCGCAACGCCGACATCGCCGGAAGGTTCGACTTCGTCCACCTCGTCCAACTGGCATTCATTTCGTTCCTGCGCGACGGTGACGCCGTCATCGTTCACAGCATCACCACCGACGGTCTCAAGCTTCAGTTGGTCGAGGCCGAGTCGGCAACCCCTACGCCTCCATCGTCGCCGAAAACGAAATAGGCGGGATTTGCTTCGACGACCTCGGACGGCCCGAAACCTTCCGCATCTATCGGCGCACGATGGGTGCAGCTTACACAGACCCGCAGGAGATTCCCGCCGCACGTTGTCTGCATCTATTCGACCCCGAGCGGCACGACTCCTACCGTGGAATCTCAGCCCTCGCCCCCGTCATCGCGACCTGTCGCGACATCGTCGACATTCTGGAAGGGGAAAAAGCCGCCGTCAAATGGGCAGCAGGACAATCCGGCCTTATCAAAACCCAATCCGGCAACGGGCAGGGATGGGACGAAACCACCGCAACCGGAGAGCGCATTGAGCGCATCAAACCCGGAACCATCCACTACCTAAAGCCCGGTGAAGAGGTGCAGAGTTTCCGAAACGAACGCCCCTCCGTTACATTCACGGGTTTTCTCGAAACCCTCCAACGCCACATATCCGACGCACTCGGACTGCCCTACGGATTTTTCGTCGACTCGTCAAAACTCGGAGGCGTGACCGCTCGACTCGACTCACAGCAAGCGGCCCGCGTTTGTCGCCGCTACCAAGACCTTCTCACGCGTCAAATTCTCGACCCCATCGCGCAAGCCGTCGTTGCCCTCGGGATCGCCGAGGGGCAGATTCCGGAAAATCCAAACTGGAACGCCCACCGGTGGCAGTTCCCTCCGTGGCCTTCAGCCGACATCGGCCGCGAAACGAAAGCCGCACTCGAAGAAATCGCAGCCGGAGGGGGGACTTGGTCGGAATACTATGCGGAGAAGGGAGAGGACTGGGAGGAAGCATTCAGCCAATCCGCAATCGAGACTGCCCGTCGGAAGGCGATTTTCTCAGAAGCAGGAGTGGCCGACCCCGTCCTCGCCGCCGCCGCCATGAAACCCGGAGCCGGAGCACCTCCACCCGCCGCGTTCGAAGCAAAGCCGGAATCGTTCGAACCTCCCAAAGGCGTCCAAGAAGCAGCGGCCAGAGCACTCCGAAACCGAGAGCAGCAACCTCCGAGCAAACGCGGAATGACTCCGGTTGGAATCGCCCGTGCTCGCGACCTCGCCAACGGTCGCCGCGTTTCCGTTGAGACGCTCAAACGGATGAAGGCCTACTTCGACCGCCACGAAGTCGACAAAAAAGGAAGCACTTGGAACGCGTACGGAAAAGGCCGACAAGCTTGGGACGGATGGGGCGGAGACGCCGGACGCGCTTGGGCAACACGCGTTCTCGCAAGTCTCGAAAAATAAGCTTTTCCCTCCCATGCCCTACGCCGTCAAACAACTACCGAGCGGGGAATGGGTGAAAGTCAAACGCACCGCCGCCGACACCATCGTTTCCCGTCACAAAACCAAAGCCGACGCAATCGCCGCCATCCGCGCCTACTACGCCAACAAACGCAGCCTCGAAAACCGCTCAAAATGAACACGACATTCTCAGCCCTCGCACCCGAAACCGTCGGCGAAAAAATCATCCACGGAGTTTCGGTGATCACGACCGGCCCCGCAAAAGGCCACGGACTAATGGTCGACGCCGAAACCCTCGCCCAGGTTGTCCAATGTTCCAAGGCCCGCGCCGTAAAAGTCAAGATGCTCCACAACTCCGACCTCTCACAAGTGATCGGGACTCTCAAAAACTTCCGCATCGACGGAGAAAAGGTGCTGGCCGACCTCCACCTTCTGGCCTCCGCCCCCGCCCGTGATTTTGTTCTCGAAATCGCCCGCACGATGCCGACCGCGTTCGGCCTTTCCATCTCGTTCGAAGGTGCGCCAGACGGCAACCTCGCCCGATGCTCACGTTTGCTTTCCGTCGACCTCGTCGACGAACCCGCCGCAAACCCAGACGGGTTGTTCGAAGAAAAACCAATAGACGCCCCTGCCGCAGATGTTACAACGAACGCAGAACCTATGACCGAAAACCCCGAAAAAATGGAAGCCCCAACGCCAGAAGACCGCATCGCGGCTCTTGAAGCGGCCATCGGGGAAATCAAATCGATGCTCGCCTCACTAGTGGCCGAGGAATCCTCTGAAACCGAAATGGCAGCAAAACCGGAACCCGCAGCCGAGCCGGAACAGAAGGCCGGAGAAGCCTTCG